GGAGGATTCCGCTGGCCTGTTCCTTCCTCGGGACTTGGAGAAGGTGCGTGGCGATGTTGAATTCAAGGACAAGGATTTGCATCAGCAGGCAATTGCCGCAGCTAAAGCGAAGTTCAAAGTGTGGCCTAGCGCCTATGCCAGTGCCTACATGGTTCAGAAATACAAAGAGCTTTACGAAAGGAAGCATGGCGGCGGCAGTGGCTTTAAGGGAGACGATGGCGATGTCAACTACGACGATCTGGACAAATGGTTCAAAGAGGAGTGGGTGAGGATTGGCGCCAATGGGGAGATTCTCGGAGAATGCGGGGGTCGTGAAGAAAAAGAAGGCAAGCCCAAGTGTCTTCCCAGGGCAAAGGCCGAGGCCATGAGCAAAGAAGAGCGTCAGACAATCGTTGCTCGCAAGCGCAAGGCCGACCCCAATCCAGATCGCAAAGGAGCTGCAAAGATGGTCAGCAGTAAAGTTGATGCGATCGAGCCGGTCAAGGTTGAAGGCTTGATGCTTGGCGATATTGACGAAGCCTCTTTCATCAGCGAAGCCGACGTTGACGCAGCGCTACAGCAATGGAAAGAGGAAGCTCCTGAGCGGTTTAAGGACCTTCTGGAAGCCGACGATGCTGAATGACATTGCCGGCTTCAGCAAAAGCATTCTGTCTGGCAGAATGGACGCCGAGTGGTCATACGACCAGCGAAGCGCACGTTACCGGGACGAGAAAGGGCGATTCTTAAGCAAAGCTTCAATTGAAAAGCTCTTGGACAAGCGTATAGATAAGCTGGATGCAGCTCTGCGGCGCTTCACGCGCATGTTAGTTGATGAGCAAATTACGCTTGATCAGTGGCAGGGCAGTATCCGCGAATCGCTTAAAGCTGCTCATATTCAGGCAGCGGTTATTGGCTATGGTGGTCGCGCCAATATGGGCAGTTCGGAATACGGTCGCATTGGTCAGCGACTTCGCGAAGAATATACTTATCTACAGGGTTTTGTTCGGGACTTGCTTTCTGGGGCTGTTTCTGCTCCCATGGCTCTTGCTCGTATTGGTCTATACGCTCAGAGCGTTCGAGGTAGTTATTGGCAGGGGGCTGAGCTTCGGCAACAAGAGCAGGGGTATAGCCTTATGCGAAGAATTTTGGACAGCCAAGCGCAACACTGCGCCGACTGTCTCCGATATGCCTCCCAAGGGGTAGTCCCTATTGGTACCCTGCCGCTTCCCGGCCGGCGATGTGAATGCGGAGCTAGGTGCCGTTGCAGCGTGCGGTATTTGAGGCAGCAGCCAGCAACTATAATGGTGTGAGCTAGCGAGTTTGCGGCTCCTAGCTCGTGACCAACTCACTGGAAATGAGCCGATGGCCAAGTCTAAGCCCCTGCCACCGCTTGAGCGGCTGCGCGAATTTTTTGAGGTTACCCCAAAAGGGGATCTTGTTTGGATCAAAAGACCGAGCAAAGCTTCTGCTATCAAACTGAATACTCCCATACGAAGCACGGACGCTGCCGGCTATTATCGAGTCAAATTAGACAGGGAATACTACAAGATTCATCGTATTGTATGGGCCATGGCTTACGGTCAAGATCCTGGTCCGCTGCAAATTGACCATATCAATAGGGATAAGGCCGACAACAGGCCGGAAAATTTAAGACTTGCTACCACCAAGCAGAACGCGAGAAACAGGGTAGCCAGGCCGCAAGGGGAGACAGGAGAGCCGCACGTCCACAAAAATCCACCTCGCTGCAAGCAGAAACCGTACACAGTCAGGATCAGAGGGAAATACTTGGGAACTTTTGCGACTATCGAAGAAGCCAAGCAGGTCAGGGATGAATACCTGTGGGCCAATCGCTCAGAGTTTGACCCATGGTGACATTGGCCACTAGAATCCGCGCAGATTCTTTTTTCGCATGGCTTGCATTCTGTACTGCGGGGATAACGGCGTAGAAACAGGCTTTGGACGTGTCGCCCAGTATCTCATCCCGGCACTTGCCGAGCATCATGATGTTCATGCGCTCTCCGTCAACTGGCATGGCGATCCAGACCCCATGCAGAAGCATTGCAAGATGTATCCGGCCATGGCTCACGGCTCCGATCCGTTCGGCTCTCATCGCATTGGCGAGCTTTTGCAGATCATCAAACCAGACTTGGTGTGGGTGACGAATGATATTTGGTGCGCCATCAATCTTTGGGAAGCGGCTAAGCCATTCCAGGAGGCCCTGGGTTTCAAGTGGTTTGTCTACACGCCAATCGATAGCTATGGGCTATTCCCCGAACTACTGCCTGCGCTAGAAGAATGGGACGGCATTGCCACTTACACGCGATTCGGAGCAGAAGAAATCCGAAAGATTGGTTACAAGGACAAGATTCGCGTTGTGGGACATGGCACTGATTTCTCGAAGTTCTTCCGTCTCGATCAGGCAGAGTGCCGCAAGGAGCTCGGTGTGCCTGAGGATGTTTTCATTGTGTTCAATGGCAACAGGAATCAGCCGCGCAAGCGCATCGACTTGACGATCAAGGGTTTCATCAAATTCGCCAAGGACAAGCCAGACGCAAGACTGTGGCTCAACATGGGTAAAAAAGACATGGGGTGGGATTTGGTGCCCCTGTTCAAGCGCGTAGCACGAGACGAGGGTTACGACGCAACTGGCAAGCTCATTCTCACCAGTCCGCATTTTTCAACCAGCAATTGCCTTCCCATTGAACAATTGAACAAGGTGTACAACGCCGTCGACATTGGCGTGAACACTTGCATTGGCGAAGGGTGGGGCCTGGTCAACACAGAACATGCCGCTACGGGCGTGGCTCAATTGGTTCCAGACCATACAAGCCTCAAGGAAATCTTTCATGGTGTTCCGCGCATTGCTTGTCATGGTTCTGAAACAGACAGGAACTATGGACTCGAGAGGCCATTGCCAGAGCCTGATAGCATGGCCGAGCTCTTGACCAGCTATTACAACAATCGTATGGCCCTTAAACAGGCCGGCGACTGGTGTTATCAGCGCGTACATGAACAAGAGCTCTCATGGTCTTCCATCCAAAAGCAAATGCTGAACATCGTCAAGGAACTGCTTGTCACGGCAAAGAAAAGCGCTGCTAAGGGCTTTGCAAAAAAGCCTAAGGGCCAGGGGACGACGAGCTTCCCTGGCCAACAAACTCAATGGATTGATTTCAGCGAAGGTAGCAATGTCTTCTGTATCAGCATTGAAGGAGATGAACGACGCAAGAAGTTTGCCGATCAAATGGGCAAAATTGAACAAAGATTTAATTGGTGGGCGGCGATCGATGGTCGGCAACTGTCTCGCAAGGAGCTAGAAGCGCAAAGTTCAATACCAATCGACTGGGAAATTGACGACGACAAAGACACCTTGAAGCGCACTGGCGAGGCAGCACTAATACTTTCTTCCATTGCTCTTTGGAAGCATGCCTTTGACCAAGGCATGGATCATCTTGTGATTCTCGAGGACGATACTGAAGTGATGCGACCGCTGGTTCTTGAAGTGCCAGAAGATGCGGATCTTGTGTTTTTTAATGATCGCAGCATGCGAAACAAGGATGGCCTCACCTGGGGCTATGTATGTGGCACGGATGGTTACTTGATTACCAGGCAAGGCTTATCTAAGCTCCTCAAGGTTTTTTCGCGGGCTTACTTGCCACTGGACCTGCAAATGATTGCCAATACAGAAAGCATGCGAGATTGCGAACATCATCTATTCGCCTATCGAAAAGAAGATTTGCCCTTGTTAAAAAGCTACACACTCCCTCCCATCGCCTTCCATAACAACTCTCCCTCACGCATCCGATGAATCGCCTCAAGAACGTTCAAATTCAAACGCAAGGAGCCTGTAATGCAAATTGCGTTTTTTGTCCTTGGATAGAAAGTTGGCACCATGCCAATTACGGCGTCATGGACAGAAAGTTGTTTTCACGCATCTTGGACATGCTGTTGCCATGGAAAGAGAGTATTGAAAATGGCGGCAAGATTTGTCCCTATTTAATGCAAGAGCCGTTCGTTGACAAGCGCATTTTTGAGCTGTGCGAAGAAATACAGAGCAAGTTTCCAGGGGCCGTCCTTGAGCTTTCAACAAACGGAGCGTTGCTTTCTAGAGATAAAACCGAGCGCTTGATTCCGTTGCTAGAAGGCAAGCCCCATGAGGTGTGGGTGAGCCACCATGGCGTCGACAAGGCTTCTCATGAAGAGATTATGAAGATCAATCACGAACGATCCACTTCTCATTTGATCAATTTAATTAAAGAAGCTAAGGGGCGTCTAAACATTCGAATTCGGGGGAGTGGATCTTCTCGTACTGGCATTGGGCGTCACTGGTTTTCTCGTCAGGAGTATTTCGAGTATTGGTACAACCTTTCAAAAGAGCATGGGTTTGATCTCTCGTGGATTGATCTGGACTATTTCACTTATCACGACAGGGCTGGAACAATCAACAGAGAGGAGCGGGGTGCTGGCGAGAATAACTTTGGAAAGGTTCGCGACATTGGCTCAGGTTCGCCGTTCCATTGCAGCCGCCTTGATGAATGGCTCCATGTCATGTGGAATGGAGACATTCGATTGTGTTGCATGGACTATCACGCCGAAGTTAAGCTCCCCAATCTGAACGATATGACGATTGAAGAATACTATCGAGGAAAGGACTTTGGACAAGTGGCGGCGCAAGTAACGGGGCAAATTGAAAGTCCAGACGATTTCATTTGCAAAAGATGCACAAGTCCAGGCGGCTAAGATAAGGGCAGTCTCTTTGAGCAAAATGACCAAGAAAGAAAAGCAGGCAAAAATTCGCACTGTCATGAGGGAGTTCAAGGCCGGCAAGCTCAAAAGCAGCAGTGGCGAACCAGTCAAGAGCCCTCAGCAGGCTCTCGCGATTGCACTGTCCGAAGCTGGAATGTCTCGGAAGCCCAAACAGGATATGGGCGACGAGTATTACATGGCCTTCATGAAAGAACTTGGAGGCGCAGAAGAGGAAGAAGAGGGCATGAAAGATTCAATGGGAAAGGACTGAGGGGCGACGCTGAATCATTCGCCCCTCCATCGTCTGTTCGTGCCGCAGCGCGTCGTGGTCTCGAGCTTCGCAGAAAATACGGCAAGGGTGGTCTGACCACGCAAGAGGCGGGAAAGCAGGGCATTGGCAGCGGTGTGGCCAGGGCCACGAGTTTGGCCAGCGGAAAAGCTGTGAGCTACGAAACCATCAAGCGTATGGCTGCATTTTTCTCTCGCCATGCGAAGAATTTTGCCGGCGGAGAAGACGATGCGGGATTCGTATCAATGCTGTTATGGGGTG